TTATCGAAGATCAATTCGATGCGGCTGGTACTGCAATGGATGACGCCTTCGATGACCAAGGCGAAATGATCAAAGGCGAATTCGGCGATCAGAAAGAGGTCATAGACGAAGGATTCTCCGATACACAAGAAGACGTGGCGGGTGCCCGTACCGACATCTTGGGACAGCTTACGGCAGACCGTACTGGCTTAGAGTCATTCTTGACTGATAAGTTTGGCAGCATCGAGAATATGACTGGCGGACGCTTCGACAGCGTAGACACTATGCTAGACACGATGGCGGCAGATAATACTACAGGCTTCAATGATCTAACAAAGACGGTCACAGACGGTCAAGGAAACATCCAATCAGCCGTAGATAGTATGAGTGGCAACCTCGATACCTATTACGGAGATCTATCCGATGGTCAGGCAAACATCAGTGACTCGGTAGGCAACTTATCGACTAACTTCACTGACTTCCAAGATCAGTATGGCGACGACGTAACACTCGCCAACCGTAGCCGTAATGACATCATCTCAGGCCTACAGAACGCCGTAGGTGATATCCAAGGCCAAATGGGCGCACAGTCCGAGCAATACGGACAACAGCTACAAGAGGTTCAGGCCGCTAACGAAGCCGCTGCGCAAGAGCTAGACGCCAACTTCGCAGACGCTGCCCGTGAGTTAGCAATGGGTATTGAAGGCTCTACTGAAGAAGCACAGGCTAACCAGTCTGCGTTCAAAGACGGACTAGCAAACATCCGCACAATGCTAGATACCCAAGGCGATCAGTTGGATATGAGTGTTCGTGACAGCTACCAGAACCTATCAGACGCATTTGACCAACAAGGCCGCCTGATTGCTAACAGCGTAGACGCTCAAGGCACCGAGACAAAACGAGCCATCGACAAGAATGGTAACTTGATTGTGTCTCAGTTCAGCCAACAGGGAGAGCGAATTAGCCAGTTTGGCTACGACATCAACCAGATGTTTGGTACCTTAGACAGTATCTACGATAGTACCATTTACCGCACTGGGATGATGTCTCCGGCTACACAGCCGTATGCTTCTACCCGAGGATAACTAATGATTCCTGATAACGTAAGCGAGGCGGGAGTTCGCCTCGTTAAGAAGTTCGAAGGCCTACACAAAGTAGGAGACGATGGCTTAATTCACAGCTATCGATGCCCGGCTGGTAAATGGACCATAGGCTGGGGAAGTTGTAAGGGCGTCCGCTCTGGAATGCGGATTACCAAAGAAGAGGCAGAACAACGCCTCATCGACGATCTGGACGAACACGCAAAGGCCATCCACCGCTATGTGGAAGTGCCTCTCAGCCAAAACCAGTATGATGCCTTGACCTCGTTTATATTCAACGTCGGGGCAGCCAACTTCAAATCAAGCACCCTGCTAAAACGCTTGAATGCCGGACTATACCACGACGTACCTGATCAGCTAATGCGCTGGAATAAGGCACGAGTGGACGGCAAGCTAACACCTCTCCGTGGTCTTACTCGTCGCCGTACAGCCGAAGCAGCATTGTTTGCTATGGACGCTAAGTTAGCCGACGACGGTGGCGATAAGATGCCTCAGAAGGTTGAGGAAGGTAAGCCAAAGCCCCTAGCACAGTCTAAGACAATGGCGGGTGCGGGTGTAGCAGGTGCAGCCACCGCCTTGAGTGAAATCACTCCACAGATCGAGGCACTGGTACCATACAGCGACAGCATGAAGACGATCTTCTTGTTATGTGCGATTGGGGGCATTGCCCTCGTAGCATACAGCCGCTGGAAGGACAGCAAGGAAGGCACCCGATAATGTTCGGATTCATCACAGGCAAGATTAAAACCGCAGTAATCGTAGCATTCTCGATAGCCTTGCCTGTGATCTACGTCTTAGGCCGCCTTGGTGGTGGTCGTAGGGTCAAAGAAGCGGTCCTGAAAGACGAATTAGAGGCCGCACATAAGCGGTCTGACTTTTATAAAGCGATGCAGGACCATGAAAACGAGATCCAAGCTAATACTCCTCGCAATCGGGATGAGCTTGTTGAGCGGGTGCGGAAAACCGGTCTTTAGAACTTCTCTAGAGATCTACTGCCCACCGATTAATACCTACTCAGAAACATTCAACAACCGACTAGCGGACGAACTAGCAGACTTGCCAGACGACAACTGGGCCATCCCAGAGGCAATGTACGGATACATTCAATTAAGGGATCGTGTGAAATCCTGCCAAGAGGAACGAGAAAATTATGGCTGATGTACTTTCTACACAGGGTTTGATTGGAGATCCCGACGCTCTTCCTGAATCAGTGAACGTGGTAGGTGGCACGAATGTCACTACTATGGCGGATGACATCGTGAATGATCCGGGCGACTTCCTGTCTGACAAGGACATGACGCTCGAAGACAAAGTTCCTACGATTGATGCAGATACCGAAGGCACTAACATCGACGGAACTGATCCAAAATATGACATGGATGCTGATGGTCTAGTAGGAGACGCTGAAGCCGTTGGGGTTACAGACACTGCCACAGATCAGGTTAAGCAAGACGCCGAAACCTACGAAGCCTCTACCACATACGGCGACGTGATCCGTGAAGAGAATGACGTAGACGCCGCCACAGGCGAAGTTCGTGACGAAGCCATCATCGATTCCAACGACATTACTACCGACATCCAAGGCGCAGCCACAGGAAAGAACGAAGACGGTACGACTAATGAACTAGGCGTGGCTCTGAACGATTTCGCCAGCCAAGACATCTCTAACGTCATCGACACGACTACCGTCTCTGGTAAAATCCTCGCCCAAACACTGGGCGAAGGTAACTACACTGACATCAAGCAAACCGTCCAAGGCCAATTAGAGATCCTGACATCCCAGTTTGTAGACGCAAACGGTAACCCGAAGATTCCAACTTGGGCGGCGGGTATTGCCCGTAACGTGGGTCGTACATTCGCATTTACCGAAGGCGGTACAGCGGGTATGGCGGCTATCTCTCAGGCATTGATCGAAGCTACTCTGCCGATTGCACAGCAAGACGCACAGATCTTCAACGGCATTGCTATGAAGAACTTGGACAACAAGCAGCAAGCCACAATCAATAAGGCTATGGTTCTGTCTAAGCTAGAACTAGCCAACATGGACATACGTCTACAGACTGCATTGAATAACTCTAAGAACTTCATGCAGATGGACTTGGCTAACATGTCCAATATCCAGCAAGCGAATGTAATCAACAGCCAAGCTCGTATACAGTCTCTGTTAGAGGACGCTAAATCACAGAACACCGCTCGTATGTTTGGGGCTGAACAGAAGAACGATATGAACAAGTTCTACGATCAGCTATCCTTTAACATCGACAGCTTCAATACAGAGCAAGTCAACAACATGAAGCGGTTCAACACCGGCGAGATTAATGACCGTTTTGAGTTCAATGCTACTCTGCTTAACAATCGTGAACAGTTTGAAACGAACATGCAGTACCAGATCGACTTTGCCAATCAAAAATGGCGTCAGGCGGTGACGATGCAGAACAACCAAAACCTGTTTGATGCGATCTCTACTGATGTGAAGAACAAGGTAGGCCTTACATCCGAGCAGCTAAATAACATGTGGGATCGATCAGACGCTCTACTAGACTGGACATGGAAATCATCCGAGTCTCAGGCAGACCGTGACCTAAAGATGTTCCAGATGAAAATGGAAATGCAGATGGCTGCGGCCCAAGCTAAAGCCAAGAAGAAGGCTGGGTTGTTTGGCGCAGTCGGTAACGTCCTCGGCTCTGTAGCTGGTAGCATGTTTGGTAATGGTGGCTTCTTGGGTGCGGGTAGCTCTGCCCTGTCATCTCTCGGCAGTACTATGAGCGGCGGTTTCCTTGCTAAAGGCGCAACTGCATTACTTGGCTTTTTATCTGACGAAGACCTCAAAGAAAACATCACTCGCATCGGCACACATAAGTGCGGCCTACCACTCTACAAATGGGATTGGACGGAAACCGCTAAACAGATCGGTGCAGAGAAATATCATAACGTGGGCGTCCTAGCTCAAGAAGCAATGAAGACGCATCCACATGCCGTGTCACGACATCCGATACACGGATACCTCACAGTCAAATATGAGAGGCTCCAATGAATTTTGAAGAAGGCGTAATCAGAGCCATTCGATCTTATTATCGAGGAGAGATTACCGAAGCTACCTTCGAGCAATTCCCCGACATGAAATACACCCCACAGTACTTTGCTGAGTTCGAAGAAGAACTGATGAAGGAAATGGGAGACGAGGCTGGTGAGCGTCTCGACGAAGACGAGGTAGAGGAGATCGAAGAAGATGAGGATTGAACCTGAGTTCGACGGTCCTATTCCCGGCGAGAACTATACGTCGGATACCCGTAACTACCCGTGGCACCGTCCGCCTGAGATTACAGATTACGACGAAGCCCTAGAATACACAGCCAAGGAGTTCAAGAAGCCGAATGCAATGATCGGCCTTGAGACTATGCTGACTAACGGAATTACAGTCGCCACAATGACTGACTTCTTCCTAACCCGTAATATTGGCCTCGGTAAATGGACCGTGGACTTTGCTCTGATCATTGCTGGCCCTGTAGCCAAGACGATTGAATTGATCGCCGTACAGGCTGGTTATGACTACGAGATGGGGATCGAAGAACAGATCACAGTACCTACTAAAGAGATGGTGGCTGATCTCGTCAGCATGATCGACGGAGACGAAGAAGTCGAAGAAGAGATGCCCATGCCTGAGGCGATGCCTGAAGAGGATGTCGAAGGCAGCGGACTGATGTCGGCTATGGCTGGCCTCGAAGGTGAGCCGGCTGACAAAGAGACCCAAGACGAAATGCTTGGGTACTCCGAAGAAGAGGAGCCTGAGGAAGAATGAGTTATGGCGAATATAAATTCGGAGACTTTGCAAAGCTATATGATGTAGGCGGCCCGAGTGACGAACTCGTAGGCTTCGCTCAAGGTTTTGCGCAAGGCTTTGTCCCAGCATATCAGGCGGCTAACAAAGCGGCTGCTGACAAAGAATTGGCTCTTGCTAAGTTAGATAAGGCGGCAGAGTTAGACGCTCAGAAAGCCAAGAATGACGCTAACACTGCGTACAAAGAGAACATGGACAAGGCGAAGCAGATCGTATCCACGCTATCTTTGCCTGAGGACGTAAGCGAGAACGATGCTGTTATGCTGGCATTCGGTATGTTGGACGGTGGTATATCTGACAACACAGTCTTCACCCAGCTACAGAAGGCTATTGAAGACAATACCCTGACATATGACGAACCTGCACAAGAAGAGCCTACGACACCACCTGCGGCTAATACTCCTGCGGCACCAGCTTCAAATCAAACGCCACTCGAGATTGAGATGAACGAAGCATTCGGAGATCAATCGTCTGTAGTAGATCCTGAACCAGCATCGACTCTAATCTCAGAGGCACCTACTACCGAAGATGGTTCGTATGAGACAGCCTCTCTCGGCACAGGCTGGGCAGAGGACTACGTTAAACGCCAAGAAGATCGTGTGAATGCTGCGTCTGAAACTCAGGTGGCTGCACTCGATACTCAAACCGACGTAACTAACCCAGACGGTCTAGGCGGCGGTTCTGAATCTGTGTCTGACGTTATCTTGGCGGATTCTGATGGGGTAACAACTGAGTCCGAGCAAGTAGCAGCTACTCAGCGTACATTACGCATCAACCCATTAGCCAAAGAAAAGGCGGCGGATGAGATCGATCTCTCCAAAATAGACACCTATGCCAAGGCTCTAGCGGCAGTCACAGTGCTTACTGGATCAGGTAAAGACGACGATCTCAATAGGGCCAAGTTTCTATTGAAGCAATTCACAAAAACGCCAGACATTGGTAGTATGGACTTACAGGCCATAGATGCATTCCTGAATAACACACGAGAAGGTGTGATAATCCCTGAGTATAGCAACATTGACCCAGAAATACTCACAAACCTTCGTATAAAAGCGCAGGGCTACAAAGAGGATCTACAGAATTCTGCCTTGCCTAGTCTGAGTGAAACAGACCCTGAGGTGTTACGTGGTGTTCAGGCGGACGTTTTGGCAAACAGAATAAAGGTATCACCAACATATGCTTCAAAACTGGCTACACGGATTAAAGCATTAGATGACTTAGCGGAAGCTGAGAAGATAGAGAACTTTGTGTTCGATGAGAAGTATGTGGAAAAAACATTCTTCCTCGCACGTAAAACAATATACGCTAAGAACTTAACTGACACAGAGAAGGCAGCCGAGTGGAAGTTGTGGCAGGATACTGAAGGTAAAGAGCTACAAGCGATCCTACGGGTGGGTGACAAACCAGACAAACCACAAGAGATCAACTCTCTAGAGGAAGCTGCCATTGTTGAATTGATGGCGTCTGAGGCATATCAAGATGCTGACGAAGCAGGACGATTGGATCTGATCGAAGGGACTAAACGCTTCCTAGAGAAGACAGAAGAAGGATCTCTAACCCAAGCTAAGTACGCAAACATGGTAGCTAACTACACTTTGATGCTATCGTCTGAGAATGCCGACGAGGTTAAAGAGGCCCAGACTTGGTTCTCTACTATATCTCCTGCATTGGAGGCTGGCCTTAAAGCGGGTGCAGTGGCTACGACACGGCCGGGCGATCCTGAGAAGTTCCAGATCCGTTACACTACCAAAGATGGTAAAACCCTACGAGCGGAAGCTACAAAGGTCGAAGGTGGCTACAGACTGGATGATGGCACCGTCGTCGCTCCAGATAAGACCTTGTTTGTACGCTCTACGGAAAACCAAGGTTACATCAATGATCAGCTTTCACGCACACGCACCGAGCGTAATAAACAGCGTGAGAACATGGTATCTCTAGTTGATCTAACTCAACAGGCTTACGCACTAGAACAGATCGCCATTAACGATCCTGTGGTTCTAACCTTGGTCGGTGGCGGTACAACCGTTGTCGAAGCGGCACGTACCGAAGCCAAGGCACTTCTAACTGTAATTACAAATGCGTCTCAGGAGGCATTCCAAGACAGCCTCAAAGACCCAGCAAAAGCCTCTAACCGTATAGAACAGGCTCTGAATAAGTTTATTGAGAGCAACGGTATTACAGGAGAGACCGCAGCCAACTACCGCAAATTCTCTGCTAAACTGACACGCTTCGTCTTCGCCGCAGGTAAGGCTCTAGGGCAAGAAGGTAACGGCTTCTCTAACCAAGACTACAAAAACATCCTGAACTCTCTACAGGCTGGTAATGGTATTGGAGCGTTTGTAGAGAACCTACGCAGCTTTGTACAAGAACGTGCAACATTTGTTGATACAGGTGCTAACTCTATTAGGACGCTACCAGAGATCCAAGAGCTTATGGAGTATCAGACAGACCTTGGCTTCTCCACTATGACATTCGATGAATATGCGAAGTCTGAGTATGCGCCAGTAGATTATGCAGAATGGTTGGCAAGCCCAGTACCTAGTGCATCTAAACCAGCACCTAAGTCTACAGTAGTCCTACAACAGGGCGAGGATGGTGTTTGGTCTCTTCCGTCTCCAGAGTAGGATAAGTAATGGCTAATACAATAGATATCAGACTTCCTGACGGTAGCATTGAGAAGGTAGCAATAGCAGGTACTGAGCCTACTGAAGAAGAGCTTCTGGCTATCCAGAATACGTTCTTCGCTGAAGCATTACCTGAGACACCCGAGACCTCTGTTGTTCCTGAAGAGGAGCCACCCGCTCCTGTCTTCACCTCTGACCAATACATCGAAGGCGGACGAGACCTTAATAGCCTAGGCCGCAACACGGTAGGCCAGATCATGCCTAGTGAGTTTTCGGCGCAGGAAAAGCAGTCACCGATCTATATACAGCTTGCGGACGGTGTAGCTAACTGGAACGATATGTCTTTGCGTGAACAGCGCAATATGTATGACCAAGCTATCTACGATTCAAATAGTGCTACCTTTGATCAGCAGGGCGAAGACAATAGCATTGGGCTAAAGGTACAGCGTAGCACAGACGAAGACGGAAACCCTGTAACCTATCTCGTACCACCGCCCGAGGCGGCTAATACCTCTGGTGTAAAACGTGCGTTAGCTGGCGCAGGTTTTGAGACGGCTAAGTCCATCGGTAGAGTAGGCGAAGGCATCACCGACTTCCTTCGCATTACAGATCCCGAGACGGACTTTGTTAAAGAGAACTTCCCAACAATACCGCCTGAGAATAATCTAGAGGCAGTAGGTTCTGAGGTCACATCAATCTTACTCGGAAGCCTTTCTGGTGCAGGTCTGGCATCGAAGTTAGAGAAAGCCTACGGACTAGCACCTAAGGCTGCAAACTATGCTGCAAAGCAGTGGGGCAAGATCCGTGGCAAGAACCCGCAGAACTTACGGGCGGCTGCCGAAGCCTTCTCCAAGGTATTCATTGTAGGCACTGGCGCAAACCTCGGTGCTACAGCCACTACGCCAGAACAATCTGATCCTCTATTCGGTGATGAGGTTGTAGAATTCTTAGGTTTTGATGCGGAAGAAAACCGTAACCTAACCAACTTTGCAGACAACGTAGCCTTCTCTACTGGCCTAGCCTTATTAGGTGCCAGCGTTAAAGGCATCAAGGCTATTGGTGGTAAGGCATTCCCTGTCCGTATCTTTAGTAAGAAGAACCGTGACATTGATCAGGGTGCAGCATTGTTTAAGATGCTCGATCCTAATTTAGAAGCCAACATCCCCGCATCAATCTTTGCAGAACGTGCCCGTATCTTGGGTGAGGTTATACAGAACAATAGCTCGTTTAAGTCAGAGCTACTTAGCAATGGCGAAATCACCACAGATACTACCACTGCCTTGTTTATGGGCGCACAAGACTATGTACGCCGAGCCTACGCATGGCAAAAGTCAGCCTTAGGCGACGAGGCATTCGAAGAGTTCGTGAATAAGACTGCTACTGATATGGCAGGACGTATGGCTGCTATTAGACAGGCACGACAAACATCCGAGCCACTGCGGTCTGCGGAACAGGCTATGGATGCCTCTATGCAGAATGCCTTAACCAATACTGCCGACGATCTCGGTGGTGTTGCAGCTACGCAACA